GTTCACTATATACGCACCACAAGCAATGCTTTATGGTTCACTCTTACAAGCTATGCCATTCCTAAAAAATGACGAGCGTCTTCCTATGTGGCAAGCACAATATCAAGCTATTATGAATACGCTTAAAACAGAAAACACTCAACGAATTGGAGACAGACAGGCAACTGTTCTTGATACATAAACATGACTACATATACCTCACCCTTTGCAGGCGACGTTGTTTTACCCACCGATGTAAGTTACGCATCGTATTCAATCTCTGCTGACCTAACTCTTGTATGGCCTGTTAATGGAAACATATCTACAAGTGTAGCGGCTCGTATTATGGACATCACACCATCAACAAGTGGTTTGTCTGTATTCATGCCTCCTGCAAATCAAGTATCAGTAGGTCAAGACGCATTTATTAAGAACCCAAGTGCCTTTACATTAACTATTAAAAGCTCAACAGGAGCAACACTAGGTACACTTACCGCGGGTGCTACAAGATATTTTTACTTAACTAATAACTCTACCGCTTCAGGTACATGGTCAAACATTGCTCTAGGTATTGGTACTTCAACTCCTGACGCAACAACATTAGCAGGTCTTGGTTTAAAAGCTATTGGAGCAACTCTTAATCAAGCTTCTCCAACATCCTCTGTGACTGCGGGGTATACATTTACATCAACTGATAGAGCTCAAACAAAGGTTTGGGGTGGAGGAACAGGAAGCGTAACTTTACCTGTTGCAAGTACTATTGGTGATGATTGGTTCTTCTTCTTTAAGAATAATGGTACAGGCACAGTCACTATAAACGCGCAAGGTTCAGATACAATTGATTTATCTTCATCAAAAGAATTTCAACCAAATGAATCCGCAATGATTGTATGCACAGGTTCTGTATTTGTGACTGTAGGTTATGGGGTAAGTAATCAATTCTTATTCCAATCAATTACAAAAGAAGTTACATCAGGATCATATGCACTTTCAACATCGGAAGCATCTTCTTTAATTCAAGAATATGTAGGTACTCTATCAGGTTCGGTGACTATTACCTATCCTCCTGTAGTTGCGTTCTATATTGTAAGCAATCAAACTACATCGGGTGGTAATACACTTACAATTACAACAGGCGTAGGTGGTGGAGCAAACGCAACAGTAGCGTCAGGTAATCAAGCTACATTAATCAGTGACGGTGTTAACTTTTACAACGCAAACACTGTACAAGCAGGTGCTTCCGTAACTTCTTTAGCTAACGGTAGCGCTGCTAACCCATCATTAAGCTTTGCATCAGAAACTAATACAGGTATTTATAGATCAGGTTCAGGATCATTTAATATATCAATTTTAGGAACAGACAGAGCTGAAGTAAATGCTTCAGGATTAGAGGTCACAGGCACAGGAACTTTTAGCGGAGGGGTTCTTGGGGGAATCTTCTAATGACAAAGAAGGTTTTTGCTCTTGATACCCAACCTGGTATTCAGCGTGACGGTACGGTGTTTGATCGTTCTGTTTATACTGACGGTCAGTGGGTAAGATTTCAACGCGGTCGTCCTAGAAAGATATTAGGCTATCGAGAAATTACAGGTAACATGGCAGGTCCTTCTCGAGGTTTATATTTAGATCCACAAGGTTTATTTAATGTAATTTTTAATGGATATAACAATGGCATTCAATCGTTACCAATCAATAATCTTGGCATTGGTACAGGTATCACTGATTTTACTCTTTCAGACTTCACCCCAAATGACGCTAACCTTTGGCAATTTGATTCAGAATTTGATGCTTCGGGTAGCGGTTATCAAACACTTCTTGCGCACCCTGGTTTAAATTTAAACGATATAGCAAACGAAACTAACACCCCTGTATTAGGGGGTGATATTACAGGTACATCCATGTCAGCAATTGGCGTATTTACAGCGGTGGGTGCTACTACAAACGGTTTGCCAACAGTCACATTATCTGCAACTAATTTACTTATCGGCGCAGGTCAGTTAGTTACAGGTACAGGTATTCCCGCAAGCACAACAGTCGTATCTATTGTAGGTACAACTCTTACTTTATCTAACAACGCCACCGCAACCAACGCAAGCACAACACTTACTTTTGATAATCAAGTTGATGTTTCAGGTGGTGTAGTTGTTTTACATCCATATACATTTGTATACGGTAACAACGGACTTATTAGAAACAACAGCGCAGGTAATGTGAGTGATTGGGTATCCGCAGATTCTAATCAAACTAACGTAGCTGCTACAAAAATTGTAAAAGGTCTTCCATTACGAGGTGGCTCTAATTCACCATCAGGACTATTTTGGTCACTTGATTCTTTAATTAGAGTGAGCTACGCGCCTACTAACATAGGTATCCCAAACAGTGGTGATTTTGGTGAAACACTTTTTTGGCGTTATGACATCATCTCATCACAAACATCTATCATGTCGTCACAGTCAGTGATTGAATATGACGGTGTTTACTATTGGTGTGGTGTTGATAGGTTCTTGCTATATCAAGGTGTTGTTAAAGAAATCCCAAACAGCATGAATCAAAACTATTTTTTTGATAATTTAAATTACGCACAAAGACAAAAAGTTTACGCAACTAAAGTTTCTCGTTTTGGTGAGGTATGGTGGTTCTATCCAAGAGGTAATTCAGAAGAATGTAATGATGCAATCATTTATAACATCCGCGAAAACTGTTGGTATGATGCAGGCTTATCAACAGGATCACGAAGATCAGCAGGTTATTTCTCTCAAGTATTTCCTTACCCTATTAACATGGATTGGGACATTAATACCGAAGGATACATTACATCCAATCCTACTATTTCAAATGCAGGATCAGGTTATACAAACGGAACATACACTAATGTTGCATTGACAGGTAGCGCTACAGGTACAGGGGCTACAGCTAATGTTGTTGTATCAGGTGGTGTTGTAACCTCTGTTGCTATGTTTAATCATGGTTCAGGTTATCTAGCTAATGATATATTGACACAAGAGATTGCTATAGTTACAGGCAGCGTAAGTGGTACTGTTATGACAGTCACCGCGATAACTTCAGGTACGCTTTATGTAGGTCAATATGTGACAGGATCAGGTATTACAGGAGGAACTAGAATTTCAGCATTTAGCTCAGGTAATGGTGGTGTAGGTACTTATATTGTAGACACAGTATCATCATCTACAGGAAGTATTACTATCACTGCAAAGTTTATCCCCGCAGGCTCAAATTTTCAGATTAATTTAGCAAGTTCTGACATACAAACAACTGTCAGTTTATATCAACATGAAATAGGTACAGACTCTATTGTCTCTAACACCCCTATTGCAATATTAAGCTACTTTGAAACAAATAATTTAGGTTGGGTTCAGGGTGGACCTGCTCAACAATCAGCCGAAGGTGCTAATTATTGGTTAAGACTCGAACGCGTAGAACCTGACTTTATACAAAGTGGTGAAATGAATTTATATGTAACAGGTCGTCCTTATGCACAAGCTGAAGACTACATATCATCACCATATACTTTTGCGCCAAATACGCATAAAATCGACATGAAAGAGCAACGCAGAGAGCTAAGACTTAAATTTGAAAGTAATGTTGTAGGTGGTAACTATCAATTAGGTTACCTATTATTAAGCGCTGATATTGGCGACGTAAGAGGTTACTAATGTCTATCTCTTTAGTTTACGATCCTCGATACCAAACCTTTCAATCATGGGCAAGCTTAATGTGCGAAGCTTATGCAGGTCAACAATTACAAATACCTTCTGACAACGAAGATGAATGGAAGTCATGGGCGGTAGGATTAAACGCTATTGATGTGTTTTCTAATAACGCAATACCTGATCCTTATCAATTTGAAAATTGGCAAGATTGGGCTTCTGCGTTGGTTAATGCAGTAAATCAAAGGGTTGAATAATGAGAAAAAGCAATAAAAAATATCAACAAAAAAGACAACCTAATTTTAGATTAGGTAAAGCTTCAACCGAAGAGATTGTTAAAAGAACTGTGGAGAGATTAGATCCTGAAGGTGATTGGAACGAAGTTTACGACGCAGTATATTCAGCACTACAAACAGATCAATTTAGAATGTTAAGAAGTGGAGACACGCTTGCGTTTTATCATGTCAATACACCTATAGCGGATGAAGCGCATTTATTTACAATAGAAAAACAAGAAGATCT